TGTTCGCCCCCGCCAGTTTTCCACCCTTTGCCCCCACTCTTCTTTTTCTTGCTGGCCTGTTGCTTACCCCCGGCCGCTGCGGCACCATCCCGTTTCCGCTCATTGGTGATGTAATAATACCCGCCCTTGTTGCCCCTCCGGACAGCCCGGCCTTTCGGGGCTTCTGAGGGATGGGTGATATAGACCTTGGCCTTGATAATGGACCCGATATCATATGGTATGATATGATCAAATGGCAGACCTGCCTTACGGAGTGAATTCTCCATCTTTTTCAGAGCCCGGTAATATTCAGCGAACTCATCAAGATGGTCCTTCGCAATCATCTTTGCGACATTCTCATCATCTGTGTGTTCCATCTCTACCCGGATGCCTTCTGAAAGGTCTGCCGGTTCGTAATCCTGATCAGGTCGGGTGTCTTTCCCTGCAGCCTCAATCATGGCTTTCTGGAAGGCCGAGAGTGAAGTCTGCTGCCGGTTCGGAACGAGGGGTTTCTGGAGTCTCTGGGCCCTCTGCTGTTCGGTTTCGGCAGGGCCGCGGCGGCTCTGTTTCTTTGCTCTCTCTGCTTCTGCCGGGCTCTGCCGGGGCGCTACCTTTTCACCGAACTTCGTTGGTACGGTTTTCTTTGGTAAATGCCCCTCTGATATCTCGCTTCCCTTGGCCGGCTTGGTGATGTGTTTCTGTTTCTCGGCCTCGGCCTCTTTCGCCTCAAAGTGCTTCTTGGCAACGTGCTTTACAGTACCAACAATGGCCCGGGCGAGAAGTCCCTTCTGGATAGGTTCGGCCTTTTCATATTCGCCTATCGGGGCGGTATCGAGCCTTCCTTCTTTGTACTCTTTCCAGCGGTTATTTTTCGGGGCCTTTGGGAGGAGATAACTGTCATTCTCGTGAGTATCAGCCTTGTGGACCTGCTGCTCCTCCATTGAAGGGTCATGCGGGTCCCGGGTGCTCTCGGGGCCGGGTTTTGATTCCCCGATGCTTGCGTCCACATAGTTTTCAGAGCCTGCACCATACCGGCCCATCTCCTGATCTTCCATGCCGCCGGCCCCCTGCTCCCCGGGCTGCTGGCCAATCATGTTCATCTGGTTCTGCATGATCTCGGCCTCGAGAAGGTCGATATCAAATTTGAACTGGTTTTTATCCAGTCCCGAAAGTTCCATACTTGCGGCGATCGGGAAACCGGATTGGTAATATTGGAGGAAGGTTGAAGCCTTGATTGAATTTGTGGTTGCAACCTTCTGCTCGTCGTCAAGTTCGATATCCCTTACGAACTGGAACTTCCAGTTTCTGTGGTACCCCTTGAGGTACGGGAGGATGTCACGATTGATTCTCCCCTCAAGGAAGGTCATCAGGGGGTAAAGCAGACGGCTCTTGGTGATATTCCTCTTCACGTATGACGAGGCCCGGCTCTCCCCGCCACCCATGAACTCTTCTGGGCTGAAGCCCCATGTGGCCCAGACTAATTGGGCAACGAATTTCTGGCCTTCTAGCCACTGCATATCGTGGAGGGACTGAGCGAGTGAGGTTACCTTCTCACCATTGACGGTATGGATAACCGAACCGAACCGCTGCCACCCCTGATTGTTGTATTTCAGTTCGGCAATACGCTGCTTGAGTTGCGGTACCGTGTGAACTTCTGGGTGCTCCCATACAACGGAGGGGACGACACCATTCTCGAAAGTCTTTCCTGCTGCCTTGGTGCTGTCAATGAGGTACTGGATCTGGTACTTGAGGAACTTGATGAAATCCGTGCCGTAAATCCCATCTGTCCTCGGGTACATCATCATGTACGAGATTTCTTCCGGCTGGAATGGAATATAGACCCCGGTGCGGCTTCTCTGCCAGAAACGTTCGACATAACCATGTGACCACCAGCCCTGATATGTCGGCTGTTGGTGGGATGCATATGCCCCGCCGGTCAGGTCAACGGTGTTCATAATCGGGACATTGACGATGAACGGTACCCGGTCCTGCTCCTTCCAGAATTCTGTTGCAAGGTACGGCTTTATTTCGCAACAATATCCGGACCGTTTGAAGGACTTGACGATAACCCCTGCATCGTATCGGGTAATATCCCGGATGAGAGCAGCGAAAATATCACCCATCGAATCCTGAGGATTTGGTACTTCAAAGAATTCGGTTGCTGACTTGATTGTATCTCCATTTTTCGAGTCCTTGACAGTGAACTGGACAGACCTCATGTAGTCCATCATTGCTTTTTCACATATGGCATAGTAGGCGTTTCGTGCCAACTTGTCGTTATTGGTCTTATCGAAATCATCCCGGTAAATACCAAGTGTGTTGTAGTAATTTGATACGGTATGGATAGCCCTGCGGTCTGCCTGTGTGACAGTTACATCGGTTTTTTCCTTGGCTGCAATGTAAACATCATCCCCGCCTTCATAAAAAGAGGGGGTGACATGTTGGGAAATCCCGGATGCCTTTTTGAGAATACCCTCGATAAGAGCCTCGTTCTCGAGGAGTTGAACATCAAACTGCCTTTCAGCAGGAATACCATCGACAAGGCCGGATATTGGATTATTGGCCCTATCGTATCTTGCAAGAGGAACCGTCGCCCTTCCTTCTGATGAGGCTTTTGCGATCCTGTCATCAATAGATAACAGGTCCGCCTCTGAAAAGGGGGTACGCGTTCTTGTCAGCGACCGCATAAGGAGTATTCAGCGGAGAGATTATTAATCTTCTCCATAATCTGCTACCCGGTCCTCATCATCATAATAATTAGTAACATCATTATTGTTATAATTATTATTGGCCATGCGTTCCCGCTTCGTGGCCTGCTCATATGCCTTGTCGTCCTCTTCGGAATATCCTACAACAACAGCACCAACGTTCTGGTCAAGTCCCCATGCACAGAGACAGATGCTCATCACGATATCATCGTGCTGGCCATCAGGAGCGCAGTAAGTGAACCCGCCATTGGGAGTCTGCTTGTATCCGAAGATTGACATCTCCTTCTTGATTTCAGGGATATTGGGGATACCAATGATGGCATCATCGACCATCTTCATCAGGTTCTCGACGGCCTGTTTCTTGGTCATCTGGCTGAATTTGTAGGCTTTGATGGCGCATCCCTGCCTCTGCAGGTCCTCAACGATCGGGTCACCGACACCCGTTGAGTCCATATACATTACGGCATCGTTATACCTCTTGAGAGCCGAAGCGATCCTGACCTTCTGATAATCCCAGTCGAGATGGTTGAACCTCTCATAATAGACAATTTTGTTGGTGGCAAGATCTGCGATTGTTAACACCGTGAAATCACGGTACTTGGCCAAGTCGCCACCACCAACATAAAAATGCCCGGGGATTTCAATCTCGGGATTCCCTTTCTTATCGAGTTTTATCTCCCCCTTCTCATCCCGCTTGTAGACCGGCCCAATCGGTTCGGCAAGGCAGACATCCGGCGGTAGAAGAACACGGTCAAGGTTTCTGAAAACCTCACCGCCACTCTCAATGAACTCGGCAAGAATCTCCTGCTGGTACATGAGTTTCGGCAGGTCTTTGACCATCTTGACGAATTCGTTGGGATCAAGGAACTCGTTGTCCATGCTCGGATATTGGAATGAAACATAGTCGTCATCATCCCCGCCATTCTTGGGGTCCTTCATGAAGATGTCGTAGTACCAATTTTTTCCTTTAGGAGTTGTAGGAAAGATTGCACGTCCTTTTCTGTCGCCCAAGGCCGGACGCATGTAATTCCACGCTGCGATATCACACATACTGGCCTCGTCGAAGACGATGAGGTCAAGTCCACGACCAACCAGACTTTGGGGGTTGTCGGCTGATTTTGCCCAGATTCTGCTTCCATTTTTCAGGACGATTAATTTTTTACCCTCATAGACCTTTGATATGGCCTCTTTCGGGAGGAATTCGATTACCATTTCCCATAGGATATCTGTCTGAGGAAATGTCGGTGCAACAATCCAGATGTTATGTTTGGCGTAATTCAGGGCATCCCATATGACGATGAAGGCGCAGAGCATGGTCTTGCCAAAACGCCTCCCGCAGGATATGACCATAAACCGGGCTCCCGCAAGGAAGGCCCTAAAAATCTCCATCTGTTTTGAGTGTAAAATAAGGTTGAGTTCAGCCATATTATATCATATTATATTATTCATCCTTCTTTACAGAAACGATGGCATCAAGCACCGGGCTCAGGAACAGGGATTCCGGGTCCTGCTCGTCCGGTATCAACTGGGGTTTCCGGTCCGCAAGCAGTTCCGCAGCCCGATTTTGCCTGCCGATCTGGACTTCCTGAGCAGACTTGTCGGGCGATTGGAACTGCCTGACTGTGATCTTGAATGGCTGGTCACCGGGGTTCAGGTTGGATTTATCTCCATAGATTACCCTGTGGAGTTTCGTGAGGGCCTCGACATAGGCAAGGCGCTCTTTGACATCCTTGCCAAGGTTCTGACCAACAACAAACAGAGCGCCACGAATCTCCGTGAGAAGGCCGTCCTCATCACCAAGGAACAGATTTTTGATTCTCCGTTGGACTCCCGGTGGGGCATCCTTGAGTTTACAGGGGTGTCTCACTTTATCCCCAACCATTATTTCTGACTCCTTGGACATTGAGAGGGGGAGCATTGGACACACATCAGAGAATGGACATTCGAGAGTGCACCACTTTCTTCCACGGATTGAATTTGCGAGAGCCTTCATTGGCGTTGTATTCGAGCCGCCACGAGAACGATCCTCAGGAGTGAGTTCATTCACCGGGGCTTGACCTTCTGGGAGTCCCATATCAGACCTTCGTTTCATCGAGTTTATGATCACCGCACCAGTCATCCTCAAATATTACTGGATACCCGTTCATCGTTGGAGCATGACGTCTGCAACGACCAATCCTTTTTCCAGAAACTTTTTCAGCCTGAATATACTCCCTTGGGTTTGGGTCTTTTAGTACGCACCACATACAGGTTTTGCATTTCATACCTTCCGAGCGGTGTTTCCACGGATCTTGGGATTCCATACAAACCTTTATCCACTTTCTAGTTAATGAACCTTTATGCAAAGAGAGTCCTTGCTCAACGTTCCTATTGATAATGTTTTT